CCGCAGCAGAATGTGGAGGTATGGTGCAATCGCGTGGCAGCCGAACTGCTGGTGCCGGTGGCCGAGTTGCGGAAGCAGCTTCCAACCGGCGGGGATGCGCTCCAATCCGTGCATCTTTTGGCCAGGAAATTCAAGGTGAGCACGCTGGTGGTGCTTCGGCGGCTTATGGACGTGGGACAGCTCGGCCGCCGGCGATTCCGGCAGGCGTATGACGCGGAAGTTCAGCGGCTAGCAAGCCTTTCCCGCAGCGGCAGCGGCGAGGACTTTTGTCTGACACAAGCAGCCCGCCTGAGCCGGCGCTTTGCGCGCGCGGTGATCGTCAGCACGGCGGAAGGACGGACGTTATACCGTGACGCGCGGCGGATGCTTGGCGTGGTAAAGGACCAGACGTTCCTAGAACTGGGGCGCATGCTGGGGGTATTGAGTTCCTGACCTTCCGAACCGGGGGACTACCTCGGCGATGCTCTTCGTGCTGGCTTCACGTCGGCCATGCACACCAGCACCGGCTCGGCCGCTGCGGCCGCCGCGGCCGTCGCCTTGGGCGGGGAAACCGTGCCATCCGTGCCATCGTTTGTGAATGCGCGATACCTGACGCGCTGCCCCTCAAGGGCCCGCCGGATCGCGGCCATGGAGTACCGCCGTCCGCGCGGGCCAATAGGAATCGGATGGATGTTGTTGTGCTTCGCCCAGCGCACGAATATCGGCCGGGAGACACTAAGCAACCGCGCGCCCTCGGCGGCACTGATCGCCAACTTCTCACTGATCGCCAAGTTCTCAACCATGTTTCACCTTTCGTGATATACTCCGGTGATACACGCTGTCACACTCGTACAGCGGTATCTACCTTTTATACCGTTCCATTATACGCGATACGCCTGGCGCGCACAAGTACCATGAACCATACCACAGCCGGGCGCGTTCTACCCCCGCTGGCGCGGTCAAAAACAGCGAAATGTGAACATATTCCATATAATAGGATGGATGAGAGCACGAACTGAAATGGAGACTATACGTCGACTGACGCGACGACAGCGACGGGTGTTGTCGATGTACCTCTTCGATGGGCTCACTCAGCGGGAGATAGCGAAGCAGCTCGGGATGTGGGTGGGGTCGGTCAACGGGATGATAGCGAGGGCCCAGGAGAGGTTGAGGCTGGCTGGTGTGACACTGGACCAGGCCATGGAACGTCGCAGGGTTTGGAAACGGAAGCCACGCGAGGTAAGCCTAGAACGACACATACGAGCTGTAGAACGTCAGTACGCGTGGACCACAAAGAGGGAATGACACTACGTCCTAAGGGGGACGGGGGTCGCGGAGGAAAACGATGTGGCGAAGCGAGGCCGCAAACCAAGCTATGATCCGAGGTGGCATCCTCAGATCGTGCGCTGGTCGGCACAAGAGGGCAGGACGATGCCCGAAATTGCCGAACGGTGCGGGATCGGTACTACACAGCTGTATGTATGGGTGAAGAAGTACCCCGAAATTGCGGAGGCCATAAAGGAACGCGAAATCGCCAACAGTCGCGTCGCAGACAGCCTGTATAAGCGAGCCACGGGCTACGAGTATGAAGAGAAGGAAATCATCCAGGAACCGGCTGATGATAAGCGCGGCAAGCAGATATCATATCTCAAAGTGAAGCGCACGAAGAAGGTGCTGAGGCGGGTGCCTCCGGACGTGACAGCATGCATATTCTGGCTGAAGAATCGTGACCCACAACGATGGCGAGAGAGACCGGAGTACACTGCCAACCCCGAAGCTATGGCTAAGGCTCTCGAAGCGCTGGTATCCGCTGAAGTACCACCCGGAGCAGTTCCGACTCTTCCACGAGCAGAGGAGGTTCAAGATCGTACCAGCCGGCCGTCGGAGCGGAAAGACGGAACTCGCGAAGCGGAAGCTGGTACTGGAACTGAGGACTCGAAAGCCATGGACGGACGTGAGGCTGTTCGCAGCGGCACCGACGCGCGCGCAGGCCAAGCGGATATTCTGGAATGACCTGAAGTCGCTGGTACCCAAGGAATGGAAGCAGGAGACGCGCGACAGTGACCTATTCATACGTACATGGTGGGGAGCAGAGCTGTGGGTTCTGGGCTTGGATGCGCCGGAGCGCATGGAGGGCACACCATGGGATGGTGGTATCGTCGATGAAATCGCAAACTGCAAGCCTGGAACATGGGAACACCACATCAGGCCGGCCCTTGCGGACAGGCGCGGTTGGGCGTGGCTCATCGGAGTTCCAGACTACGATAGCCCGGGTCAGACAGAGTATGCCTCGCTGCATGATATGGCGCGCCAGGGGCAGGACCCAGAGTGGGCTGTATACCACTGGCCCTCGTGGGACATTCTGGCCGAGGAGGAGGTGGAGTCGGCGCGGCGGCGTATGGACCCGGCACTCTTCGAGCAGGAATTCGGAGGACGCTTCGTCAAGCCCGGAGGTCTAGCATTCCCAACGTTTGACTATGCGCTGCATGTCAGGGACGACATTGCCCGATATGATCCTGCACTTCCAATCTGTTGGTCGCTGGACTTCAATGTGAATCCCATGTGCAGTGGAGTGATCCAGCACCATAGAGGACATATCAGAGTGATCGATGAACTGACGCTGGCCGACAGTTCCACGCCCGCGGCCGTCGCGCGATTTCTGTCGTTGTCCCGTGCGAATGGATGGTCGTTGACGAACATGAGTGTGTATGGGGACGCGAGCGGTAGCGCAAGAACGAGTACGACAGGTCGGTCGGACTGGGTGCTCGTGCGGCAGGGTCTGGAAGCTGCGGGAGTACAGGCCGTGTGGAAGGTGCCGCGAGCGAACCCACCGATCAAGGATACTCTGAACGCGGTGCGTGCGAAGTTGCAGAATGCGGCCGGGGAAGTGGGCATTGCGATCAACAGCCGGTGCCGGCGACTCATTCAGGACTTTCGCGATCTACTGTGGCCAAGCGATCTGTCAAGCGGGCACGCGATGGCGTGGCTGAGGTACTTCGTAGCGCGTGAGTACCCGGTGCAAACCCAGACAGCAGTGTGTGGAGTGTATGGGACGACATAGACAACAGTCCGACTGGCTGTATGCAGAGTGGATGGCTCTGGTTGCTGCAGCTGTGTTGGTTGCTTTCGTTCTTGCGACGGTGGGATGATGGCTTGGAAATGGCTGAAAAGGCTGGCTGCGAGCGTGACGACGCGGCCGAAACTGCCGCCCGAACGCACTCCGATGCAGATCGCGGCTGCGGCAGCGGCAGCCGGGTCGATGTATTTCAGCGAATATCCGGTACCGGACACGAGTAGGTATGAGCTGTACCGGAAGATGAGCCGACACCCGACCCTAGCGTTGGTCCGTGCGATAGTCTACAGCCCGGTGATTCGTGCTGGCTGGTCGTACGTATGGAATGACGATGTGCCGACTGAAATGGGGGAACGCATCCAGCGAATCATGGAGAGACACAGGACGACGCTGGTAAGGCTGTGCCTCAGATCCCTCGAGTACGGCTGGCAACCGGCTGAGCTGGTATGGAAGATCGGTGAGGATGGGCTTGAGCCTGCGCGCATCAAAGCTCTGGACCACGAACATACCACGATCCGAACCGATGACGCTGGCAATGTGATCGGACTGGTATACCGGCACCCACGCACAGGAGAGCGGATCGAGCTGGATGGTATGAGTGCGTTCTACATATCGCACAACTCGGCCAACGGCGGGCTGTACGGGGAGTCCAGGCACGAGAGCGCACGGCTTCCGTATGAGGCCTGGATGGAGTGTCAGCGGAAAGCGAACCTATACCACACCAAGGCTGCCGGCATCCTGTGTCAGATTCACTACCCGATTGGTCGCACGCGGGATACGCAAGGTGTGGAGCACGACAACGCTGAGGTCGCGAAGCGGATAGCGGACGCAATCGCAGCAGGCAAAACGGTATACATACCGAACCTCTACGCGACCGTCGACGACCCGCGGTCTGCGGCCGAGCTGGCCGGCAAGGGTCAGTGGGTGATCAACTTCGTGGACACCAGCGCTGGCGCAGGCCTCAGCGGCGGATTCATCGAGGAGCGGCGGTACCAGGACAGCCTGATGTTCCGCGCGTGGCTGCGGCCAGAGCGCAGCGGCCTGGAGGGCCGGTTCGGCACCAAGGCGGAAGCGGAGACGCACTCTGAGACAGGGGCAGCAGACGGAGACTCCATACATGGGGAGATAGTACAGGCTGTGCAGGAGCAGGTGCTGAATCCGATCCTGGAGTGGACTGGGGGACCGAGTGCGAGAGACAGCGTAAGAATCCGGCCGGCACCGATGAGTGACCCAGCGCTTTCATTCAAGCGCGAGCTGGTGCGGCAGGGGCTGACCTCGCCCACGACGAGCGAAGCGCTCGCAATGTCAATCGACTGGGACGCTGTGATGGACGACGTGGGTGTGCCCAAATCCCAGGAGGTGATCGATCTGGCCGAACTGCTGCAGCCGCCCGTTGTGCCGCAAATGAAGCCGAGCGCGGAGGCGATGGCGGCGCTTGGTGAACAGACTGGTGGATGATGACGATGGAGCAAGAGGGACGGACGTGGATGCGGACGGGCGCGTCGAGACAGCAAGATCGGCGAAGAGATGGTCGCCCACCTCATGCCGTGTTGGCTCCGCCCCGTCCCTCCCGTCTTCCTCGTAACCACGTCCCCACGTTTGAAGTTGTGCCGGTGCGACCCAGAGGCTTCGCGATCAAGTGTGTATGGCCGGATCAGGTGGCTGACTATGCTGGGAGGGATGGTTTCTGGGTACGTGTCGCGCAGCATGTGACTCCGTTCCGATCACCTGGTGCTGCGGAGCGATGGTTGGCTGAGCATGAAGGACTGCGACTGGACGGTCGACAGGTGCGACGCAGGAGAAAGAGGTGAGTTTCCGCGAGCATATGATCCGCACCATGGTCGCAGAGCTGGGGCGACTGGAGGCACCCGGGCGCAGGATGGCTGGCAGGGTAGGGCTTCAGGTGCGAGCGGCTGTGACGAGACTGTGGGAGAATGGTGAGCTGCGGCGCGCGTCGGACCCTGCGCAGCTGATCCACAGAGTGGTATCGCGCACGATGCAGCCCATCGCGCAGACCATCGCGGACGCAATGCTCTTAAGCGACCTGTACGGACGGCGGCGCGCAGCGCTGAACGCATGGGAGTGGATGCGAAAGAAGGGAGTACGCAAGGCTTCGCTGAAGATGTTCGCGAGCACTGCGTATGAAGGTGCGCTGGACTGGGCCAAGGCCAGGTCGGACCTCGGGCCGAAGCAGCTCGAGCTGTTGGCGAAGAAGTATTCTGCGCAGGCTCTGGTAGTATATGAGCGAGCACAGCAATCGCTGGAACGGAGACTCGAGCAGGCTGTGCTGGAGGCTCTGCGGTCCTGCGCGCACGTGCGCGACGGAAAGCGCATGATCCAGGATGCGTTCAAGTCGGCAGGCTACGTACCAGGTGCGGACCACACACTCGAAGCGATATACCGGACGCAGGTGCAGGCCGCATACAGCGCGGGCAGATGGAACAAGCTGGAGAGCCCAGAGGTACAGGAGATTCTGTGGGGCTTTGAGTACGCGACCGCGGGGGATGACAGAGTACGGCCGGACCACGCTCGCATGGATGGAGTGAAGCGACCGAAGAACGATCCGATATGGAATGTGTGGACACCACCGAACGGCTGGAACTGCAGGTGCTTGCTGCTCGAGATATACGGATCGGACACAGCCACGAAGGTGCCAGCGGTCAAGCCGGACTCCGGATTCGCGTGGAATCCAGGAACAGTATTCAAACTGCCGGACGATAGATAGACACGAGGTGGTATGTACTCTGGTACGATCACACTGCTGTGTGGTATTCACGCTGCCGGAAGATACATAGACACGAGGTGAGAGATGCCGCTGCCGAAACCAAAATCAGGAGAGACACGAGAAGCGTTCATGGAACGGTGTATGAGTGATGACACGATGGTGGAAGAGTACCCTACGTCCGAGCAGCGCGCGGCGGTATGCATGCGACAGTGGAAGTCGTCGCAGAAGGCTGCGCGGCGCGGCAAAACCTGGAGACTGTTCGCGGACGACCAGCCTGCGGCAACGCATGCGCTGGTGCTGGGCACATACCCACCCACGCGAAACGGTGTGCAGGCGTTCTACTACTGGAGGCCGGTTGTCTGTGATGGTGAGTTCCAACATCCGACAGAGAAATGGAGTCTGGTGGTTACGCCAGAGCGTCGCATCAAGTGGGAGCAGGCGTTCCGCAGACTTTTGGCGGCCGGCGTGGAGCATCCGATAGTTCTCGACCACAGGACGGACGCTGAGTCGCTGGTGGGATACGTGCTGAATGTACGTCAGGAGGGGGACTGGTACTGGGAGCTACATCAGTATCTGGGTGAAGAGTCGCGCGATGTTGCGTTGAAGAACTACTGTTCCATCGCAGTCAACGAGCATTACATCGGGTCCGATGGTGTGGACTACGGTGAGGTCATAGAACATACAGCGATTACGCCCGTGCCGGTCATACCCGGTCAGGGTGAGGCGGTTCCGCTGCAGTTTTCCGAGGGTGGCCAGCGGAACCATGGTGACATACTCAGGCTGGCCACCCGAGTGGAGGCAAAGATGATGATCGCAATCACTGATGAGCAGATGGCTGAACTGAAGAAGCTGTTGGGTGATGATACCACGACAGAGAATCTGCTGGAACGTACGCTGAAAGTGTTGGCCGGCGCGAGGGCCCAGGCTGATGAGTATACGAAGCAGCTGAGCGCGGCACAGCAACAGACCGAGAGGCTCACGGAGGAGCTGGCGTTGGCCAAGGGAAAACTGGCGGAGAGCGAAAGCACGATCAAGCAACTGTCGCTTCATGCTACACCCGCTCCGCCGGAGGGCGAAGCGCTGGAGGCGTTCGTGGAAGCGGACGAGGCGGCCCTGGATGCGTTGGTCACCAGCGGCGCGATCAACAAAGTGACGCGTGACGCGCTGGCTCGCGTGCTGCTGGGAACACCAGAGAAGCGCTCGCTGTGTCTCAGCAAGGCACATACTGGGACCGAGCACCGAATCTCCAAGCTGGTGCTCGCAGCGCTTAAGGACAACCGGCCCGTACCGATTGGGCCAGGCCGCGAGGAGCCCGATGCAAAGAAGGGTGAGGATGGTGAGATGACTCCCGAACGTAGACGATTCCTGCTCTCGCAGACCGCGGCTGGACGCGAAATCCTCGCAAGGGAGGATCGCGAAAAGGCCAGGGCGTGAGCGAACATACGAATGTGACAGAGGTAGTGATACCAGGAGGTAGACATGCCACAAAAGCTAGCAGAGGTTACGCGTAACGAGTGCATCCCGAACCTGTACCCAGAACTGGCGCGCACGCTGGCTGGGAGGTTCTCGCCGAACAAGACCATTGCAGCGGGTACCGTGCTGGCCAAGCGCACGAGCACGGGCCGGCTCGAAGCGTACAACGCGTCGCTGTCGGATGGTGTGAACTATCCGGTAGGGATATGCCGTTTCGACATCATGACGGATGCGAACGGCTTCGTATACTACAGCAACAGTAGTACCGTGAAGAGCGCGATCAACCGTCCGTACCAGACAGCAGAGTACTGGATCTGCGGAATGTTCCGCGCGTCAGACCTGACTGGGCTGGACGCGACGGCAATTACGCGATTCCCGGCGCGCACGCTGCCGGACGGAACCATCTATATTCTCTGAGCCAGATGGTGCGGTACAGTAGGAGGTACATATGAGTGTGACTTTCCCAACGAATGCCGAACTTCGGCGTATCGGCAGTGAGGTCGCGCCGCGGATGCAGGCGACGCGCGTCGGATTCCAGATTGCGCCCGAGCGCAATGTCAACTCGTTCCTGATCGAATGGGAACAGGAAGACAACTCGGGTGGACTGCAGCAGTTGCGTGGTGCAGGTGGTGCTCCACCGCGCATCAAGCAGGTGGGATACAAGCGGTTCATGTATGAACCTGGTGTGTACGGAGAACAGTCGATCATCGGTGAGGAGTACCTACTCAAGGGTGCTGGCAGCATCACCGGCGACGTGAATGTCGATGTGACCAGTGAGGTGCTGACGCGGCAACGTCAGCTCATCACGCGCGAGCTGGATCGGAAGGAACACCTGATCTGGACCATGCTGATCCAGGGGACGATCACAGTGTACGGCCAGGGTAACCAGATCCAGTGGAGTGATACGTTCCCCGTGCAGACGTTTAGCTGCAACGACTGGGACAACCTCGGAGCTGCAACGCCGTTGCTGGACTTCCGCCTCGTGAGGGAGCGCGGTATTGGCAAGGGCGTGAGCTTCGGGAGCAACGCGACGGCATACATGAACAGTGTGACCGCGCGCAAGCTGTTGAGCAACCAGAACATCGCTGACCTGGGTGGGAAGCGGATCGGTGGTGGAAACACTCTGATCACGCTGGCCGACCTGCAGCAGCTGTTCCTCGCGGACGATCTTCCGCGCATCCAGATATACGATGACGGGTATCTGAATGACGCTGTTACGTTCACGAAGTTCATCCCCGACGACGTGGTCTTGGTGGTAGGCAAGCGCGCGGATGGAGAGAACGTGGCTGAGTATCACGTCGCGCGCAACATACTGAACCCGGGCATGGCTCCGGGGAGCTATGAGTTCGTCAAGCAGCACCTAGACGAGGTGCCTCCCAACATTGAGGTTCACCGCGGGCACAACGGTGGCCCGGTGATCCTCTATCCCAGCGCCGTCGTCGTGATGAGTGTATAAAGAGGTTTGATACGCTCCGGCCGGGTGGAAACATCCGGCCTGGGCTTGATAGGTATGTGGTATAGTCGTGGTGTGCTGCTGTGCCCGGGTCCGTCGATCTACCGCTGGAGGCCGACCGGCGGACCCATCATCGGTGTGAACCGAGCACCGTGGATCATTCGCGATCAGGGTCGCGTGGACTGGTGGGTCAGTGGAGACATCAGGGCCTTTCTGGCATGTCCACTGAGCTACCATCCGGCGGTGCTGACGACCGGGAACACGGTGATCAGGATTGCGAGGGAACTACCCGATTTCATCGCGACGCACACGATAGTACTCTACGAGCAGCTGTTTCGTGCATATCCTCCTGCAGGGGATGGTCGACAGGTAGACCATGACCTCTGGCCAGACAAGTCGGCTCTGGCGGCGCTGGTACTCGCACACTGGCTTGGCTTGGAACAGCTGGATGTGTACGGCGCGGACTGGACGGACGCTCCGGACGCGGACGGATATGTGGGAGAATACATTCGCGATGCTGCTCGGTGGAAGCAGGAAGTTCCAGCATGGATGAGTCTCTGTCGGTGGATGGACGAACACGGTATGCGTGTGATACGACACACACAGACAACTCCGACAGACCCATCTTCGTGACTGCGTACACGGTCGGAAACGGCTATGAGGAACTGGCCCTACGGCTGATGCAGTCTGTGTCTGCGCAGGGCCGGCCGTGCGTGGCACGGAGTATACCGATTCACCAGGCCGGCTGGGCGGCCACCGCGGCGCTCAAGGCGCGCGTCATACGCGAGATGGTATGCGACCGATTCCCGCACAGACCCGTCGTGTGGCTGGACGCGGATGCGATCATGGTGCGCGATCCGGTCGCGCTGGACCACATGGAGACGCCGCTGGGGGTTCACAGGCTGGGTCCGGAACTGCTGACAGGTACGATGTACTGGAGGAGGGATCGCTGCACGACACGTGTGCTGGATCGATGGGTACAGGTGTGTGATGAGAATCCGGCTGTGTGGGATCAGAGGCTTCTGGGCCGCGTGCTGGATGAAGTGGGTATGAGTCCCCAACTGTTGGAGCCGGAGTACTGTTGGATCGACGCTGCGTGGGGGACGGCCCAGCAAGGGAATGATATCAGTGCAATGTACTACGGTGGCGACCATGATCCAGTGATTGTGCATACGCAGGCTTCGAGAAGGCTGAGGAAATCGCGATGAATGTCTGGTATGCGATTCCGACCGCGAACCCGCTGCAGTACAGCAGGTGCGCGAAGCGCTGGCGCGAACGTGGGTACAAGCTTGCTGCGCTGATCGACCGCGAGGAGCACGCGTGCGTTGGCAAGGACGCGGACCTCCTGGTGAAGATCAAGACGTGGCCGGGGTATCCGCGCGCGACCAACCACCTGATCCGCGTCGTGATATCGAATGACCCCGAGGCTGAGTGGATTGTCACTGGAGGGGACGATATCGACCCCGACCCCGGCGATCCCACCAAGATCGCTGGTGAGTGTACGGAATACTTCGGTGGTACGCTGGGAGTGATGCAGCCTACTGGAGACAGGTGGGGCTGGGATGGTGAGCGGTGGGCCGCGGAGCGTATCTGCGGTTCCCCGTGGCTTGGTAGAGAGTTCATCGAGCGCGCTTACGGCGGCTTGGGTGTCTTCTGGCCTGAGTACTACCACTTCTTCGCGGATGAGGAGTTGCATGACTGGACGATGCGCGACGGACTACTCTGGCAGCGGCCGGATCTGATACACGTCCACCACCACTGGAGCCGGTATGGGAGGTCGCGACCACAGTACATGCAGAAGGCCCAGGCGCGGTGGAACTCGGACGAAGCATTGTTCAGGCGCAGGTCGGCGGCAGGGTTTCCTGGAGCCACGGTCGAAGCGCCGGTAGATTTCGCTGTCATCGAGGCTGGTGTTGAACGACTGGCGTGAGAAAATGGAATGCGACTCATTGGACTGATGATTGCGCGAAACGCAGACTGGAGTCTCGGGGCAGCCATCGAGTGCGCGCTGCGCTGGTGTGATGAGGTAGTCGTCCTGATCCACTGCTCGCACGACAACAGTGTGGACGCAGCGCTTGAAGTCCGCGCTGCGACCGGAGGTCGCGTCCACGTGCTGGTGGATGATGACCCAGTATGGCATGAGCCAGTGCATCGGCAGAAGACTCTGGACTACGCACGCAACCTGGGCGCGACACACCTCGGCATCGTGGACTCGGATGAGTTCCTCTCGCTGCCTGTCGTCGAGCGCACGCGCAAGCTGATCGAGTCGCTGGAGCCCGGGGAATGTCTGCAGATACCATGGGTGACATGCTGGAGGTCGCTGGACCAGTACCGCGTAGACGGACGGTGGGGGGCAATGTATTGCTCGATGGCTTTCGCGGATTCTCCTTGGCTGCACTGGAGGAGCAGGGATGGGTATGACCACCACCACAGACATCCATTCGAGAGCCGGCCCGTTCGACAACGCGATTGGACGGTTGAGGCTGGAGGTCTGATGCACATTCAGCACGCCTCGTGGCGGAGGCTGCTGGCAAAGCAAGCGTGGTATAAGATGATGGAAATGGTACGCTGGCCGGAGCAGGGTGCAGCAGTGATCAACCAGCGATACGATCCCACAGTGGATGAGACAGGACTACGGCTGGCTGATGTACCGTTCACGTGGTGGGGATGGGAGCGGCACATGATCGACGTGGACAAGAAGCCGTGGCAAGAAGATGATATGATGCGGATGCGCCAGCAGTGGGGGGCTGCGAGATTCGAGGGGCTGGACCTGTACGGATACGAATACTCATGAAGCCGTGCATCGTGAGTTTGGCGCTGGGGCCGCGATACCAGCCGATGCTGGGACGCAT